CATCCCGCGGCGTGCCTCGAAGAAGGCGACCAGTACCGCGATATCGTCCAGCGACCGCATGCCCGCACCCGCATCGTAGCGGCGGCGAGAATGGGCCCAGGGCGTGTTGCGCTCCTCGAACCCGTTGGTGAGCGTGACGATCTCGGTGCGCCTCTCCGGGCCGCCCACCGAACCGAGACTCAGATTGACCGGAAACCGGACGTCATGAAAACTCATCGGCTTTCGTCCTTCTCAGCGATTGCGTTGCCCGCGGGCCAGCGCGCGCCCCATCTCGGCGGCCACCTGGCCCTGGCTGCGGCGGAAGCCCTGCACATCGGGCGTCGTGATATTCATGGTGACATGGACCGGGGTGCCGCCGCCGCTGCTCGCCACGCCCAACCGACCGTCGGCGCCGCGCGCGAGGGGTAGGATCGCCTCGGGGCCGGCCTCGCCCATAAGGCCGATGCCACCGCGCATCGGGAAGACGTTGGGCCCCCGCACGACACCGCCACGCGCGAAGGGCGTGACCCGCCCCTGGCTGATCGCGCCACCGTGCTGAAACGGCATGAGCCCGGACAGAATGCCGTTCACACCGTTCGCGATGACGCCACCAACGGCGTTCTGCACCGGCCGCATCGCGGAGTTGTAGGCGGCGTCGACCATGCTCGTGGCGACAGTGCGCAACGCGTCCGACAGGCGCATGCCGTCGAAGACGAGGCCATCGAAGGCGCGCCGCAACCCACCGCCGATAGAACGGCTCATCGACCCGGCCTCGCGCCCGGTATAGAGCATCGTCCCCTGCAGAGAGTGCAGCTCCGCCTGAAAGGCCGCCGTCATCGCGGCGGCGCCGGAAAGCGTCGTCTCGAGGTTGCCAAGCTCCGCCTCCAGACCCTCGAAATCCTCGTCCTGCCCCGTCATGGCTGATCCCCCTGAAATTTATCCACTTGCCGATCCGGAAACCGGGCCGCCAACGCGTCGAAGGCGGACCGGTGCATCGGCGCTGCGCCGTGCTCGCTTAGCATCAGAAGCAGTTCAGACGGGCTCAGCCGCCAGAATTCATGCGGCGTAAGGCCGAGCCCCGAGATGCCCGCCCGCATCATCGCGGCCCAGTCGAAACCGGTATGCCGGTTCATTCCGACACCCTGAACGCGCGCGACAACAGTTGCGCCGCCACCCGGGCGGCCTCGACCACGCCGCCGTCGATCTCGGCCGTGATCAGGTCTTTCTCATCACCCGACCAGCCGCCGCCTCGCAGTCCCGCCACCACCAGTGCAAGAACGTCGCCCGCCCGCAGCGCATCACCCTCGAAGCGCGCCACCAACTCGCTCAGGCTCTGCGCGCCCAGCCGCTCCTCGAGCTCGGCCAGCGCGCCCAGCGTCAGTTTCGCCACGTGCCGCTCGCCATCCAGACGGAGCACGACCTCCCCTGCCCACGGATTCGCCATCACGCGCCTCAGATCGCCGTGAAGGTAAGGGCACCGGCCGACGCCATCGACATCTCGTAGGTCGCCTCGCCGTCGTGATTGCCCGCGTAGTCGATAGCGGTGATCTGAAACGCGCCCTCGACAATCCCGAAATCGGGGATGACCACCTGGAAGTCCGGCGTGTCGGCGTTCCAGAAGACCGTCCGCGCCCGCTCGTCCGTGGCAGCGTCCCGAAAGACGCCCGCGCCCGAGATCGCCGCCGACTTGACGCCGGTCCCGCCGAGCAACTCGCGCCAGCCGCCCGCGGAATCGAGGTTCGTGACATCCACCGTCTCGGCATTGAACGTCAATCGCGTGGCCCGCAGGCCCGCGACCGTCTCGAACAGGCCCGTGCCATCCATATCGACCTTGATCAGAAGGTCCTTACCGCTTTGCGCCGGCATCAGCTGTCTCCAGTGCTTTCAGGATTTGCGTTTGAGTGTTCAGACCGGGCCAAGATCGACCCGTGCGCGGAACCACATCTCGATCTCGCGGGCATCGCCCGTGCGCCGCGCCCTCGCACGCCGGAAATCGAAGCTCACCAGCCGACCTCGCGACAGCGTCAGGGGCGCTTGGTCCAGGGCATCCGACACGGCCACCGCAAGCGCCTTTGCCGTCCCGAACCCTGCGCCGTCGGAAACGACGAGGACCGAAAGGTCATGCAACGCGCCGCGTCCCGACTTGTCGGCGCTCAGGCGCACACGCTCGGATCCCAGGCTGACATACAGTCCGGGCACCGACCCCGGAGGAAGCGCATCGAATATCGCGCCGCCGGACAGGTCCATGACGGTCGTATCCGCCAGCAAGGCCGCGTAAACCGACTGCTGCAAGGCCATCGCACCCGCATAGCTCATGCGCCCGTCTCCTCGCTGGCGAAGCACAACAGGTACCGCCCGCTCGGGTCGGTCTCCGTGACTGCCTCGATCCAAAAAAACCGCGCGCCATCACGAAAACGCATGACAGGCGTCGGCCTGGAGGGCGCATCCTGTGCCGCGGCACGGACCGTGATCCTGAAACTCAGTCGCGACGCCGTGGCATCGACCTCCCGTCCCGATCCGCGCGGCACGACCTCGGCCCAGTGCCACCCCCGGGCGACCCAGGTCTCCGTGTAGCCGCCGGCCCCGTCCGGCACCCGCTCGGGCGCTTCCAGAACCAGCCGCCGTGAAAGAACGGGCCGCCTCATGCACCCGCTCCGCGCAGCCGCAGGGTCCGGTAGGGCTCGATCAAGGCCATCGTGCCCGGCGGGAACCCCGCGGTCGCGTCCTCGTCCTGCCCGAAGAACGTCCCGGCCAGCATCAGAACGGCCTGACCAAGGTCTCCCGGCACCGCGTCCCATGTCTCGGAATAGCCGGCCAGGAACTCGACTTCGGCGGACCCGCCAGATCCCAGAACCGGCAGCGTCACCGACTTGGGCACGAGACCGGGGCAATGCATGTCCGTGACCAACGCATAGGCCGCGGGCTCAAGAATGCGCGCCTCGCCAAGCCGGTCGATGATGCGCACGATTTCGACACTCACAACGGGCGCAATCGGAAAGACATGACGCTCGGCCGTAGACCAATGGGTGACGGTCTGGACAAAGCGCCTGCGGAAGACGACCTTGCCCGTGCGGGCCTCGATCGCAGCGACGGAGGCCCGCAGACAGTTCTCAAGTTGCGCGTCGAGGTCTCCATCGTTCGTGAAGCCCCGCGACAGGCGCAAGTGCTCGGCCAGCCGCTCCACCGGCAAGGCCGAGTTCGGGACGGGTGTCATTTCTGCCAACATGCTGGGCGCCTCCGATCGTCGCGTCGCAAAAGGGATCGGCCCGGGAACACCCCGCAATTGCGGAGGCCGGGCGCGATTGAGGGAAGATGTGTGAAAGGCGAGTGGCGGCGCCGGACCGCCTGCTTGTGCGGAGAAGCGCGCAGCTGGATCGCGATCCGCCGCCGCCGCCCGCCCCGGCACGCCTGACACGGCCGGGACGGGATGATGGTCCGACGCCTCAGGCGACCCCGAATTTCATCAGCTTGATCGCCGCGAAGTCGGTCACGTCGCCGCCCACGCGCTTCGTGGCATAGAACAGCACATGCGGCTTGGCTGAGAACGGGTCACGCAGGACCCGCAGGTCAGGCCTTTCAGCGATCGTGTAGCCCGCTCCGAAATCGCCGAAGGCGATCGCCATCGCGTCCGTCGCGATATCCGGCATGTCCTCCGCGATGAGCACAGGATACCCCATAAGCCGGGCGGGCTCGCCCTGGCTCAGGCCGTCGGACCACAGGAACCGCCCATCGGCATCCTTCATCTTGCGCACCGCGCCCGCCGTCTTGGAGTTCATCACGAAACTCGCGTTCGCACGGTACCGAGCGCCAAGCGCGTAGACGAGGTCCACGATCGCGTCCGAGGCGTTCGAGGGATCGAAATCGCCCGCCGTGCCCGTGGGGACATAGCCGATATTGCCCCAGCTCCAGCTACCGTTCGCCACCGTCGCGTGGCTCAGGACGCCCCTCGGCCTTCCGGACACGTTCCCGTTGATGAAGGCGTCCGCCTCGGCGCGGGCGAACTTGTCCGCGATCCGGCCCGCCAGCCAGCCTTCGATATCGAACGCGGAATCGTCCAGCAGTCGCTGCGACGCCTTTGGCAGCGCCGAAAGCTCATGCAGCGGGATCGAGATACGTTCGATCTGAGGCGCGTCGGTCTCGCTGGTGGGGGTAACCTCATCGGCCCAGCCGGCGCCCACATCCGTCGCATCGATCAGAATGTCGAAAGAGGTCGCCTCCACCGTGACAACATTGGCGATCGCCCTCAGGCTCGACGCCGTGCGCAGAACCGACTGGATGCTCTCGGCTGTCTGGGGATCGACCAGGTAGCCGCCCTCGGCATTGACCGCCGTGTTCATGGCCTTGCCGTCCAGTTCGAGCCCGCGCAGCGCGTCGTCATCGCCACAGCGAAGGTAGGCGGCCATCGCCTTGCGATGCGGCAAGGCCGCGTTCGCCTCGACGCTCAAGGCGGGGCGGAGATGGGTCATGGTCTTCGTGGTCAGCATGGCAATCCGCTCTTCCTGTTTCTGGAGCTTCACGTTGAGATCGTCCTGAAAGTCATTGAACTCATTCAAAAAGCCGGAAAGTGCGGCTTTCACCTCAGACAACGGGGCCGTCTCCGGGCCCGCTGGTTCGGTCTCGGTCATCACATCACCTCTATGTGCGGTTGGATCAGCGGGCGGTGCGCACCGCCATCTTGCGGCGGGCCTCATCGAACACCGTCGCCAGGTCACGCAGCATCTCCGCCTTGGCCGCCTCTGGCCGCGCCGGTGACAGCCGCGCCTGGGAAAGCATCGGAAAGGTCACCAGTGACACTTCCCAAAGCTCCAGTTCCGACAAGAGCCTCTGGCCCTTGTCATTCTTCGTGGCCCTCACCGTGCGGTAGCCGATGCTCAGCCCGTCAATGGCGCCCGCCTCGATCAGGGCCGCCGCCTCACGAGCCCGGGCGACGCTGCTCAGCAGGTGCCCCCTGACATAGAGGCCCTTCTCGTCCTCCCTCACCTCGTTCCAGGCGCCGATCGGCTCGCGCGGGTCGTGCTGCCACAGCATCTTGATCCTGCGCCCGTCGCCGAGGCTGCGGGCATAGGCGCCGCGCTCGACCACATCTCCGCTCTGATCCGGCGCCCCGAAAAGCGAGGCATATCCCTCGATCAGGCCATCGGCGCCGACCGAGGCCTCCGCGATGAACCGGCAGAATTTCGTTTCCAGTCCCGCATCAGAAAATTCATGCATGTCAAGCTCCTAAAGACCGGCGTTGATGTCGAGAAGATGGCTGATCGCTTCAGTCAGGATAACCGCGACCACGCCGAAAACGGCAAGCCAGAGACGCCGCTCGAGGCGTTCCAGCGCGCCCTCGATGCCCTCCAGCCGAAAGGTCAGCGCCTGCCAGCGTTCCTCGAGCACCCGTTCATTGGCCTCGATACGAGCATTCGCCACATCGAACGGCGCGTAGAGGTACCGCGAGCCTCCAACGTTCTGACGGACACTCATGTCGCCTCCGGTCGATCCGGAAGCCCAAGCAGACGCCGCTTTTCGGTCTCCGTCAGGAACTCGGCATCGCTGATCCGCCGCCACTGCGCCTCCCGCTCCGCGGCCAGCGCTGGCACCTGGTCGAGATCGGGGCGAAGCTCCACACGATCCCCGCCAAGCCCCGAGATCCAGTGCGACATCGCCGCCAGCACCTTTTGCGCCAGTGGCAGAACGGTCAGCCGGTAGAACGCCCGGTGCGCCTCGGCGTAATTGGCATAGGTCGCATCGCCCGGTATCCCCAGCAGCATGGGCGGCACGCCGAAGGCCAGCGCGATGTCGCGCGCCGCCGCCTCCTTCGTCTTCTGAAACTCCATGTCCGACGGGCTGAACCCCATCGGCTTCCAGTCGAGGCCCCCTTCCAGCAGCATCGGTCGCCCCGCGTTGCGCGCGCCTTGGTGGTGGTTTTCCAGCTCCGACTGAAGGCGCTCGAACTGGTCCTGGCTCATCGCACCGCCGCCTTCCATGCCGCGATAGACGATCGCCCCCGAAGGACGCGCGGCATTGTCCAGCAACGCCTTTGACCACCGCGACGCGGCGTTGTGGACGTCGATCGCCGTCGCCGCCGCCTGCATCGGTGCCAACCCGTAGTGATCGTCACGCGGGTTCACCGACTTGATGTGGCAGATCACTTCAGCCGCGAAGCGGTGCTTGCGCGAACCCACCGTATAGTCGTACGCGGCCGGCCAGCCATCCGCACCGGGCACGACGCTCATCCGGTCCGATCGCAGGATGTGCAGCTCAACCGGCAAACCCTCATCCGCGACAACGGCCTCAAGGTACGCGTTGCCAGACAGGAGCAGCTGAACATAGGCCGCTTCCATCAGGTCGGCCCGACCCTGTTCCATGTTGGGCCGGGCGATCAGCGAAAGCGCCGGATGCGTTTCATAGCGCCGGCGCTCGTCCTGGCAGATGACGGGAAGCGCTGCGGCGGCCTCGGCGATCATCTTGACCGCGCGAAAACCCACCGGGTTGCCGTGAAAGCCGTTCTTCGTCAGCGAGGCCGTGTCACGCGGGCTCCACGCCGCGCGCCCCGAACTTCCCCAGACCGCGACGCGCGCGCCGGCCGATGCCTTTTCCTCCCTCGGGAGCGGATTCGCTTTTCGAAGGTATTTCAATATCATGCGCGTCACTCCTTAGGTTCCCCACCACGCCCGGAAATTGGGTCACAGGGCGCGGATGCCGGGATGAAGCCGGGCCGCCGCTGGACGGAGCAATCCGTCGGTCAGCGCCCAGACCAGGGCATCGACCCGGTCCGGGCTGCCCTGACCCTCGTAGCCCTGGCGTGTCATCAGGCACATCTCGTCCTCCAGCTCGGGCAATTCGCCCAGATGCGCCACGCGCCCCTGCTCGTAAAGCGCGGCCACCGGCTCGGCCCTCGCGGCCTTGCCTCGGGTGGCGCGGACCGCGGCGTAGTTGATCAACGGATCAACCTGCCGCATCACCACCTCCACCAGCTCACCGCCCTGGTTGACCTCGGCGACCATGCGCCCGGCCCCGTAGCGGTGATAGGTTCGGGCGGCGGCGCGGGCCCATGTCGCCGGGCTTGCCGAGCTCACGCTGCAATCGGCGACCACTACCGCGCGCCATTCATTCGGTTCACCCTCGGTCAGGACGGCGACGACGACGACCCCGCAGGCGTCCGAGCCATCGTGCCCCGTGACCGGCGGATCGACCGCAACGATGATCCTTGCGCCGTCGGGGATCGCATCCACCCGCCCCGCATCGATATCGGCACGCCGCCACAGCGCGTCGTCGGCCTCCGCCAGAAGCTCGCCATCGATCTCCTGACGGCCAAGCCGCGTGTTGCCGTAGCGCGCGCGCATCTCCTGGATGAACCCATCGGCCAGATAGGCCCGGTTTGCCTCGGTCGGCGCATGCGTTCGCACCGTGCTCTCGCGCTCCAGAAGCTCCCGCAGTATCGCCACGTTGCGCGGCGTCGTGGTCACCACTGCCCGCGGAGACGCCCCCAGCCGCAGCCCGAATTGCAGCATGTCCCACGCCTCGCGCGCCCGAGGCCATTTCGCCAGTTCATCGGCCCATGCACAATCGAACTGCGGGCCCCGCAGCGCCTCGGGATCATTCGCCGAATAGACCCGCGCCTCGGCTCCGTTGGGCCAAACCAGCCGCCGCTCGCTCGATATCCAGCGCGGTTTCCGGTCGGGCGGCGAGCAGGCCAGAAGCCCGCTGTCGCCCTTGATCATTACCGCCACGGCCTGGTCGTAGGTCTCCCCGATCAGGGCCACGCGCCGCACTACACCGGCATCCTCGGGCCCCGCGCCTTCCACTTGGGCGCGCACCCATTCGGTGCCCGCGCGCGTCTTGCCCGCGCCGCGGCCGCCCAGCACGACCCATGTCCGCCAGTCGCCGTCCGGCGGGCACTGGTGCGGCAGCGCCCAGAATTCGAACAGCCAGCCCAGAGCGCCCAGCGCATTTTCAGACAGCGCATCAAGAAACGCCGTCTCCGTCCGCGGCGTCCCTGAGACGAGCCAATCGAGCGCCGATTTCCGCCCGGGCGGCCACCATATCGAGGCGCGCTCCAGTTCCGCCGCCAAAATGTTTGCTACCTGCGACACGTGCTTTCTCCTGCATTTCCATGGCCAGCATCAGGGCCGAATTCATCGCCCTGACATCCTTCACCACCTCTCGCTCCCCGGTCTCGGGCACTGATTTCAGGGTCCGGACCGCGTCCTGCAGGGCATCGACAGTCGTCTCGAAGACCTCCTGTGCGCGCGCCACCAGCGTCTCGGCGCGCGTCAGCGTCAGGTCGCGTTCCTCCGCCTCGCCTCCCTTTTTATCGAAAGGCGGGGTCGGATCGCTCTTGTCGGTCATGGAAGGGTCCCTTGTGTCCAAAGATCATCTCTCGGTCACAAGCAGCGCGGAAAAAAGAAAGGCCCGCGGGGCATCTCCTGCCCCGGGGCCATTCACCCACGTCATCCAGCTTGGCATAAGAGGTGCCATGGAGCGTTCGAAGGGTCAATAAGTTTTTCGTTTTCAGTGGGTTAACGCCGGAGT